CGCAATACGCCCCTGCCATTATGGACACAGCTTATGGCTATGGTTCATTTACAACAGGTGTAGGTAATTTCCCTGGCGGATTAGATCGTAACCTTGCTATGCAAGTACCAGCTGTCTCGCGTTGCCGTAATTTAATTGCAGGTGTGGTAAGTTATTTACCATTAGAGCTGTATAAAAAATCTACAGGTGCAGAATTAGCGAAGCCACTCTGGTGCGATCAACCAGATATTCGACAGCCACGATCCGTCACTATTTCGTGGACTGTCGATAGTCTTATATTTTATGGCGTTGCATATTGGCGTGTTACAGAATTATATGCAGATGATTTAAGACCATCACGATTTGAATGGGTTGCCAATAACCGAGTTACATTTACTACTAATAAGTTTGGCACAGAAGTTGACGAATACTTTATAGATGGTGTTAAAGCACCTATGTCTGGTATTGGTTCACTTATTACATTTCAAGGACTAACACAAGGTGTATTACAAACGTCTGCACGAACAATACAAAGTGCATTAGATTTAGAAAAAGCCGCAGCTGTATCTGCTGCAACACCAATGGCAACAGGATTTATTAAAAACACTGGCGCAGATATGCCAGAATCACAAGTACAAGGATTATTAGCCGCATGGAAATCAGCACGCCAAAATAGAAGCACAGCATATTTAACTAGCACATTATCTTACGAGGCAGTGGGTTTTAGTCCTAAAGATATGATGTATTCGGAAAGCCAACAGTACCTTGCCACCCAAGTGGCCAGAGCTATGAATGTACCTGCGTATTACATAAGCGCAGATATGAATAACAGCATGACTTACCAAAATATAATTGATGGTCGTAAAGAGTTTGTAGCCTATTCACTACAGCCTTATATCTGTGCTATAGAGGATCGCCTAAGCATGAACGATATAACGGCTAATGGCCATATTGTACGTTTTAACATAAGTGAGACTTTCCTACGATCAGATGACAAGGCAAGACTAGAGACAATAGAAAAAATGTTAACTCTAGGACTTATAGATTTAGATCAAGCAAAGGAAATGGAAGATCTAACACCTAACGGAAATGAGAACGATAATGCTACTTACATTCAGTAGTCAGATAGAAAGCGCAGATAATGAGCGCAGAGTTATAGCAGGCAAAATCGTGCCGTTTGAAGAAGTAGGTAATACTTCTGTAGGCAAAGTTGTATTTGCTAAAGGATCAATAGAGATAGGCGACCCAGGCAAGATTAAGATGCTTATGCAACACAGCGCAGAGAAACCAATAGGCCGTATGCAGAAGTTTAATCAAGCAGAAGATGGCATCTACGCTAGTTTTAAGATTAGTGCATCTATGCAAGGTCAAGATGCTCTAGTGCTTGCAAGTGAGCAGTTAATTGACGGTTTGTCTGTAGGAGTTGACGTAAACAAGTCTGTACAGAAAAAAGATTATTTATATGTAACTAGCGCAATCTTAAAAGAGGTTAGCCTAGTTGAAAGCCCAGCGTTTAGTAACGCTCAGGTAACTAAAGTTGCTGCTAGTGAAAACGAAGCAGAGGACACCAATCCAATAAAAGAAAGCGAGACTCCTGTGGAAGATTTAGCACCAGCACCACAAGAAGCAAAGGCAGAGGCTGCTACTCCTACAGTAGAAGCCGCACGCCCAGTAATTACAGCACCACTTATCCAAACAACTATTCGTACGCCAATTACATCTATGGCTGCTTACACAGAGCATAAGATCAAGGCTGCATTAGGTAATGATGATTCAAAGCTATATGTAACAGCAGCGGATGATGCGTTCTCAAATAACGGCGCATTTAATCCAACACAATATCTAGCCGAGTTTGTAACTAACACACGCTTTGGCACACCTGCTATTGATGCATGTTCACAAGGCGTTTTACCGCAAAACGGCATGACAATCAATGTACCTTCACTTGTCACTAGCTCAGGCGGTGGAACAGGTGTAGCACCAGTAGTTACTGTAGAAGCCGAAGGCGGCGCAGTACAAAATACTGGCATGGAAACAAATTATTTGAGCGCAACTGTATCCAAGTACAGTGGCATGAACACGCTCAGCATCGAGCTTTTAGAAAGAGCGGGATATCCTGGCTTCTATGAGGAATTGACCAATCAATTAACACAAGCTTATCTAAAAACAATTGATACAACAGTATTAACTGCACTTCTTGCAGCTGGTATGAATGGTACAAATACAACTGCTGATCTAGATGGTATTGTCGCATTTACAACAGAAGGCGCACGTACTATTTACTCAAACACAGGTTACTTTGCACAGAATTACATCGCTAACCCAGCACAATGGGGTGCGTTAATTGGTGCGCAAGATACAACAAAGCGCCCAGTATTTAATGCGTTACAACCAATGAACGCAGCTGGACAAGTTGGCCCACAATCAATTCGTGGATCTGTACTTGGCTTAGACTTATACGTAGACAAGAACTTCTCAGCAACTACATTTGATGATGATTCTGCAGTAATCCTTGCACCAGAGGCATTTACTGTGTATCGCTCACCACAGGCTTACATGTCTGTTAATGTAGTTTCAAATCTACAGGTTCAGGTAGCAATTTACGGATACATGGCAACAATCGCCAAAATGCCTAACGGAATTATCAAGTACAAGAAGACCTGATAACACCGATCAAATAAGTAATCTCTGGGGTTTAGTAGCCCTAGCCCCAGAGAGCTATTAGCAAAGGAGTAGAGATGCCAGCCACGTACGTAACTACAGCCGAGTTGAGGGCAAACCTCGGTATTGGTTCACTCTACTCTGATGCGACTGTTGAAGAATGCTGCCAAAGTAGCGAAGATTTAATCAATCAATATCTTTGGTTTAACACTGCCCCAGTAGTAGGCACAGCATTACAAGATAATGTGGCAACACTTATGATAGCAAATCCGAATGCATTTGTAGCCACACAATCAATAACTGTAAGTGGGTGTGGTGCGCCATTTAACGGCACTTACACAATTACTGGCACAATACCGCCAAGCACAGGTACAACTAGCCTTATACCAGTATTCATGTATCAGTACGGACAAAATAATTATCCAAGCGGATATTCATTTGTGCAATATGCAAGAACAGCAACAAATCAAACTTTTCACAAGGTAGTACCTTATGGCGTAGCCACAGGCCCAGACCACAAGACCCAAGCTTATGCGAGCACCCCTGCAATACGAGAAGCGGCCATGATCGTAGCCGTAGATATCTGGCAAGCTAGACAAGTTAGCCAGACGGGTGGGGTAGGTATGGATGGGATCACTGCCAGCCCATATCGGATGGGTTATCAGCTGATTAACAGAGTGCGTGGTCTCATCCAGCCGTATTCTAGTCCTAACTCACTGGTCGGCTAATGGCTGCAATAAGCACCTTACGTGGCACTTTAGCAACCGCACTTACTAATGCAGGCGTGTGGAATACCTTTAGTTTTCCACCAGCAACTCTTCTCGCAAATAGCGTGGTCGTAACTGTATCCGATCCTTACATCGTACCTAGCAATAATAGCCAGACAAGTATTGCGCCTTTGGCTAACTTTAAAATTTTAGTGACAACACCTGCATTTGATAATCAAGGCAACCTAAAAGGCATAGAAGATTTTCTTGTAGCAGTAGTAAACAAACTAGCGGCATCTACCCTAGTCTATAACATATCAAGTGTCTCCGCTCCAGCTATAACTAATGCAGCTAGTGGAGATTTATTAACATCAGAAATAACTGTATCAATCCTAACGAGCTGGAGTTAAAATGAGCACACACGAAGAAGATTTAGCCTTCTTGAAAAAGACAGGCCAATTAGCAAGCGCACCAAAACCAACTGCACAAACTAAGAAAGACGAGGAATAACAATGGCAATCTATTTAAATAATAACGTAGGTGTTAAGTTGGCTACCAATGCGGCCCCTACAGTACCTTCAATCGACATTAGCTCATACGTAACTAATGCCGTAATTAACCAGATCGTAGATGAGTTAGAAGTAACAGCTATGGGCGATAGCGCACATAAGTTTGTTGCAGGTCTACAATCAGCAACATTTACTATCGATTTTATCAATGACTGGGCAGCATCTCAGGTAAACGAGACATTAAGCGCAGCATTTGGCAAGACCCTAGCAGTATCAGTAATTACTGTTAAAGGCACTGCCGTATCAGCTACAAACCCAACTTACCAATTCTCAATCTTGGTAAATAACCTAACCCCAATCGGTCAAGGTGGCGTGGCTGAAGTTGCAACATCAAGTATCTCCTTTACAGTAAACTCCGCAGTAACAGTGTCCCCATCGGTGGCATTTTAATTAAGGAGTAACAATGGCAAAGCTAAAGATAACAAGGGCTAATGGTGAAGTATCTG